TCTGGTGGTACCAACAGCAACACGTTTGCTACGCAGTCCGACCTCAACGAGACTTCGCTTGAAGCCGCTATCATCCAGATCGCTGGATGGACGGACGAGCGCGGCCTCCTGATCGCTGCTAAGCCGCGTAAGCTGATTGTCCCCCCGGCTCTGATGTTCGTTGCTAAGCGCCTGCTGGATACGGAACTCCGTGTCGGCACCAGCGACAACGACATCAACGCCCTGCGGGCAATGGGTGCAATCAGTGGCGGCTACAGCGTTAACCACTACCTGACGGATACCAATGGCTGGTTCCTCCTGACGGATGTGCCTAACGGTCTGAAGCACTTCGTGCGCACCCCGCTGGCTAACAGCATGGACGGGGACTTCGATACCGGCAACGTCCGTTACAAGAGCCGCGAGCGTTATAGCTTCGGCTGGTCGGACCCGCTTGGTATTTTCGGCTCGTCCGGTTCTGCCTGATAAAGGTAGAGCAGAAAAAGGGGACTTCGGTCCCCTTTTTCTTGACGCCGAACTCATTCGGGCGTATATCTGGAACTATTCTAGGTAACAACAGCCATACCAGCCTCCTAGAAAGATGATGCACCAATGGTATGGCTACTTGTGCATGAGGAGATTTTGAGATGGCTGTTGCTACCCATTTAGGCCCGTGGCTGCTTGGTACTGTAAAGAGTACGATTGCTGACGTTACCCAAGCTAACGCAGCGGCAGGCGACATTCGCAATATTGGCGCGACGACTGTAACCCAGTCCAAGACCATCGCTTACGGCGATACGACCGCACAGACAGCGGCATTCGTGGTACCAGCAGGGTCGCTCCTGCTCAACTGCTCCTACATCCTCACGACCCTCTACACCACGCCGGCTCCGACGCTGACCATTTTCTGTGGCGGTACTCAGATCAGTTCGGCGATTACTCCGGGGACGACTGCGGGCGCAGGCTCAACCGGTGGCGGTTTGATTGGTACGCAAGACATCCCCCTCGGCGGTAACGGTGCCGCTGGCGCAGCTCTTGTAGCTAACGTCGGTACCACGGATGCGTTGATTGCCTTCACCCACGCAAACGGCGGTGGCGGTACGGGAGGGGGTACGCTGGTTCTGGAATACATCGTCCGTAACCCTAACGGAACCTACGGCGACAACCCGTAATCCGGCTTTAGGAGCCAACTATGTCTATGCAAACGGACATTCTGGCTAGTACGACGCTCACCGCTAGTGGCGAGATGAAGGCTGCTAGCGGGACTAATCTGGGGCGGACTCGTGTCCGTGCTATTTATGTCATCCCAGCTGGAACGGCGGGCAGTATTGCCCTCCGGGACGGCGGATCAGGCGGCGTTGTTAAACTAACCGTTAATACCGTGGCGTCTGCTACTACTCCGCTTTACATGCTGCTCCCCGGCGAGGGGATGCTGTTTGGCGATGCGGTGTATGCAGACCTGACCAGTGTCACTTCGATGATGGTGTTCTATGCCTAAGAGTCCGGCGTGGCAGCGTAGCGAAGGGAAAAACCCGAAGGGCGGCCTTAATGCAAAGGGCCGCGCTTCCTACAACAAGGCTAATCCCGGGAAACCGGGGTTGAAGGCCCCCGCGCCGGAGCCTAAAACAGAAAAAGATGCCAAGCGCCGAAAGTCCTTCTGCTCTCGTATGGAGGGCATGAAGAGTAAACTGACCTCAGCTAAGACCGCGAAAGACCCTAACAGCCGGATTAACAAGTCCCTGCGGGCGTGGAACTGCTGATATGCGTTCAGAATATATGGACGGCGTGAAATATACTGTTGATGCGCTCTCGGTCGCCACAGTAGTTGGAGCGCTGACAGATATGCTACCTGAGATCGCAGCACTGTTTACTATCGTCTGGACGGGGATTCGTATCTACGAAACTGATACTATCCAGAAGATCTTCGGCAAAAAGGGTAAGAAGTCCGATGCCGAGTAGTAGCGCTAAACAGCACCGTTTTATGGCGGCTGTAGCGAATAACCCGAAGTTCGCTAAACGCGTAGGTGTTCCTACGTCAGTAGGCGAGGACTTCATGAAGGCCGATAAGGGCAAAAAATTTCGTGAGGGCGGTAACGTGAAGATGAGTAAGGCTGATCTGATGAAACTGGGTCGGCAAGAGATGAAAGAGCACAAAGAAGAACTGAAAGAGCACTCGGAAGAGCATAAAGCTATGAAAAAGATGGGATATGCCAAGGGTGGCGGGATTGCGATGCGCGGGACTGGACCGGCACGCAAGGTAAGTATGGCTAAGGGCGGCATGGTTCGTGGCGGCGGCTGCGAATCCAGAGGCAAGCCTCGCTGCAAGTTCGTCTGACTTAGGCCACTGTCATGATGCCATCTCGCGGCATGGGCGCTATCCGCCCCCAGAAGATTCCTCGCGCGGTACGTCGCGGGGACGACGAGCCAGTGAAAAAGATGGCTAAGGGTGGCGTTGCTAAGTCCAAGGTCAACGCTGCTGGCAACTACACCAAGCCCGGTATGAGAAAGGCCCTGTTCGAGCAGATAAAGAACAGCGCAGTTCAAGGTACTGGGGCGGGGCAGTGGAGCGCTCGAAAGGCGCAGTTGCTTGCTAAGCGTTACAAGGCAAAGGGTGGAGGGTACCGAGATTGAAGGCCCCACAAAAATCCTTGAAGGCGTGGACAGAGCAGAAGTGGCGCACCAAGTCCGGTAAGCCTTCCAGCAAAACGGGTGAGCGGTATCTGCCTGAAGCGGCGATTGAAGCCCTCACTCCCGCTGAATACGCTCGTACGACCGCTGCGAAAAGGACGGGAAAAGCCGCTGGCAAGCAGTTCGTCAAGCAGCCGAAGGCCGTAGCGCAGAAGACGCGGGCCTATAGAAACCAAGGTAGATAATGCCCACCTACAAGACATCCGCTACTAACGAGTTCAACCTTGACCTGAAGAGCGTCATTGAGGAAGCGTTTGAGCGTTGTGGGGCTGAGCTGCATTCCGGCTACGATTTCCGTACCGCTCGGCGCAGTCTCAATCTACTGCTGATGGACTGGGCTAACCGAGGCATCAACCTCTGGACCGTAGAAGAAGGTCAGCAGGTACTCACGTATAACCAATCTACGTATGATCTGCCCGTTGATACGGTCGATCTTCTGGACCACGTAATCCGCACTGGGACGGGTCAGAATCAGATCGACATCAACATCACTCGGATTTCCGGTAGCGTTTACTCAAGTATCCCGAACAAGAATGCGACGGGTCGCCCGATCCAAGTGTGGGTGAACCGTCAGGGCGGTACGACCAACTCCGCTAACGTGGTTCAGTACCCCCAATACGTTATCTGGCCTACCCCGGATAACAGCACGACCTACACCTTTGTGTACTGGCGCTTGCGGCGTATGCAAGACGCCGGGGATGGCGTGAACGGGCAGGATGTACCGTTCCGTATGCTGCCCGCACTTGTGTCGGGACTTTCTTACTATCTGGCGATGAAGCTACCGGGCGCAGACGTCCGGCTTCCCATGCTCAAAGCCGTTTACGACGAGCAGTGGCAGATTGCATCAGAGGAAGACAGGGACAAGTCTTCGCTTAGACTCGTCCCACGGATGTCTTTTTCGAGGTAACGGCTTATGGCTGGCAGTCGTTATGCTTCCGGTAAAAACTCGATTGCGGAGTGTGACCGCTGCGGGTTCCGGTATAAGCTCGGCCAGCTCAAGACATTGGTTATCAAGACCAAGAATGTTAACATCAAAGTATGTCCCGAATGCTGGGAAGAAGATCATCCTCAGCTTCAGCTGGGTATGTATCCGGTTGATGACCCGCAGGCTGTAGAAGGCCCGCGACCAGACACTAGCTACTACGCACCGGGAAATGATGGAGCAGGTGGAAGCAGGCAGATCTACTGGGGATGGAACCCGGTGGGATATGATCCGCCAGCAAATGTCAGTAATACGCTTTATGGCGTTGCTCGCGTTGGTAGTGTTACTGTCGCTATTTCGTAGAGGTGGACACGATGATCAAAGACGTACCGGTTGAGAATGCTCGTGGTTCGGGCTATCCGCAGACGGATATCAACAAGGCGGGCGTGCTTATCAAAGGGCGTTGGATTGCTGGTACCGGTATGAAGCAGCACGCAGATATGCGTGGCTACGGTGCGGCGACTAAAGGGCGTAAGTTCCTCACCAATCCGGGCGACTCTAACCGCTGATGACAATCACATACGCAGTCGGGGTAAATTCCCCGACAAATCTTTGGCAGATGGTGCAGGACTACACGGAGAACACCGAGTCTTCGTTCGTCTCTTACATCCCCACGTTTATACAAACAGCCGAAGAGCGTATCTACAACACCATCCAGATTCCTGCCCTTCGTAAGACGGCTACTGGTACGCTTACCCTTAATAATCAGTACCTTACGTTGCCAACTGATTGGTTGGGGACGTTTTCGCTCCAGCTCATATATCCAAGCGGAGTCGGCACGTTTCTACTGAACAAAGACGCTGAATACATGCGGGAAGCATTTCCCGACGCGACTGTTACTGGTACGCCGACTCACTACGGTCAGTTCGACCAGAATACGCTGGTCCTTGGTCCTACGCCGGATCAGAACTACACCGCGCAGCTGTCGTATTACTACTACCCCGCGTCTATCGTGACGGCGGGTACGTCTTGGCTTGGCGATAACGTCCAGAACGTGCTGCTGTACGGCACTTTGCGGGAAGCCTACCTTTACCTGAAGGGTGAAGAAGACCTGATCAACTACTACGAGCAGAAGTATCAGGAAGGCATTGCGCTGCTCAAAGTGCTGGGCGAAGGCAAGAACCGCCGTGACGTCTACCGTAGCGGTCAAAATAGAGTGCCTGTTACATGACTGGTATCGTTCAGTCCATGACCAACTCGTTCAAGTCGGAAGTCTTGAGCGCGCAGCATAATTTCAGTACGTCATCCAGAACCATTACTGGACAAGACGTGTTTAAGATCGCACTTTATTCGATAGCGAACGGAGCCGACATTGATGCCACTACCACTGCGTACACTACGACCGGCGAAGTAACCGGAGCGGGCTATACCGCTGGCGGGCAGACACTGACTGTTACGCAGGTGCCGACGACTAGCGGGCTACCCTCCACCACGGCGTATATCAACTTCGCCAATATTTCGTGGGGTTCAGCCAATTTCAGCGCTGACGGTGCTCTGATCTATAACAGTACCAATGGAAACAAGTCCGTAGCTGTGCTAAGTTTCGGTTCGACAAAGACTGTATCTGTTGGTACATTCACGATTCAGTTCCCCGCCGCCGGTACAGGCAGCGCAATAGTACAGATTGAGTGATAAGTGAGCAGCAAGTCATCTAAAGATGGGTATCTGTTGATCGACCATAGGGCGTCTCATTTGCCCGTGCCCGAATCGACACTGCATCAGGTCGGACTCCCAAAAGAAGCTGGGAGGGGCCTGTTTGAAACGTCCACCTATACTTGCTCTCATTGTCAGACGGTCGTGATTATGAACCCCGCTCGCAAACGTGATCGGGGGTACTGCAGAGGGTGCGACAGCTATATTTGTGACCCCTGCACAGAGATACGGGCTAAAACTTTTGAATGTAAAACCGCAAGGCAAATTCAAGACGAATTTCTTGCTAAATCGGAAAAACAGGGCTCTATTATAGTCCCTAGAGGAGTCATATAATGGCTAAATATACTGGCGTGTATTCAAGCGTTACGCTCAGCGCCACCGCAGACGGGTCTAACCTCGCTAATAACACCTACCCGTTCTTCCTTCGTGGCGGCTCCTCTACTCAGCGAGTACAGATCTCAGAGGTCTACATTGGCGGCGAAGCTACCTCCGCCTCTAGCGTAGGCGTTATGGTTCTTGCGCGGGATTCCACAATCGCGGGGGGTACGGCTGGCGGGTCATATCAAAGTTTGACTGACGCAGCTGCCACCGCTCCCGGCACAGTGGCTACTTTTGGTAATACCGCCGCCACTTCAGGGCCTGTACGGTCGTCTTCAGGGCACCTGCTTCGTTTGTCGTTTAACGCTTACGGCGGTATCGTGCGTTGGGTGGCCTCGCCTGATCAGGTGATCACCGTTGTCGGCAACACTGGAAGCCTTAGCGAAGTGTCGTTGTCTGCATTCACCGGTACTACGGCTAGTACTACCATTGCGTCGGGCCATACTCTTTTTGAAGTTGTATAAGCCTATGCTGGCAAGGTAACCCGTTCCAGCAGGAGCGGGTTACACCATTTAAGGGGCGAACATGCCCTCACCGCTTGCGCGTCCTATCGGGCTATGTTTTCTGACCTCATCTAGCTCGTATGCGCAGTTTGAGCGGCTATGACCATTACTTCTGGGTGGGGCACTAACGGTTGGGGTGCTGGTGGCTGGGGCACAGCTACTGGCCCGTTTAACCAGCAGGACTGGCCTACTCCTCCGCCTAAGAGATATCCACAGCCGGAAGTCGG